AGAGCATTAGTTTGCCAGTAAGAACCTCGGTCTACTAAATTGTAGCCGAGCTCACTTAACACAGATTTAATAGTATCAGGGCTCATTATTAAGAAAATAAATCAGGCAACTCTGAATCTCCATCCATTATAGGCTCTCCTGTAGCCTCTAGATGTTCGACTAGATCTCTTAAATCTCCTACTTCTGTTATGCCAAAATTATCAAAATTTAAATTGATATAATTTTTCTTCAATCTACCATCTGGCATTTTAACTGGCTCTAGGGCACCAAAAACGTCATCACCTAAATGTCTAGATTTTAGATTTATTAGTTTATGGGTTCCGAAGCCCATATCTGATTCTACCTCATCGGTAGTTTTTGGCCTTAAGAAAAACATATGAGAGCAAAACTGAGTAATTCTGTCTGATAATGATACCACGCTTTCATCTTCAACAACAGCGTCCGAATTTCTGTTTTGACTGATCCCCATTCGATTAGTTTGTACGCTAGTAATCATAGGTATGACTGGTTTTCCATCAACAACAATATCTCTTTGTATGCACTTCTTAAAGTCATTTACCATTTTACCAATTTGCTCCCACTCTTTCATGTTGGAGCCATTTTCCGAATAAGAGGTTTTAATATAATCAAAACTTAATATTAGCGGATTACCTCTTCCGATTTTCCCGTAATAAAATCTTTTTACTAAGCTAATCATTTCATTAACAGAAAGACCCCCGACGTTTTGATAGTAAAACTGTAGACCTTTAACTTTAGGGAACACTGATCTAATTTTATTACATACTTCTTCTCCCGCAGTCCTCCACTTGCCTGTTTCACAAAGATGTAAGGGTACTCCGCTGAGTGCTGCACACTGCCTCATTGTGAGCTCTTCGAAACTCATCTCGCCGTTATCAAAGTGTAATATAGGAACATTATGTTCTGCTGAAACTTTCGTGCAAAAATCCATACAAAATTGAGTCTTACCCACTCCAGACCTAGCTGTTATGACTGTAATGTTGCCTGGTCTAAGAAGCGATCCATATAGATCATGTAATTTCTTATGCGGGCCTTTCATTCCAAAATCAGTTACGGGGTTATTCCCTAACTCTTCAATCATGGACTCCATATTTTCATAGATGTTCATAGGGGCGTCTTGCCCCGAGTCAAAAACGTTGATAGTTTTATTGAATACCGCATCAGCTTCTCCCACAATTTCTGAATAAGAAGATTCAGCTGGCATTCTTTTAACTGAAGAAATTACTTCTTTAGCAGAATTACAAATCTCTCTTTTTACTGTCAGCTTCTTAAGCTCTTTACAGGAAGACATAACTTGATTCTTTGCTACTCTCCGCATTGATAATGCTTGGACATAATCAGATACATTTATATTATCTTCAAAACTAATTCCGATAGAATTAATTCTTTCTGCTATAATAACTGGATCTATAGGTTCAGATGCGTTTGCTAATTGTTTTATGATTTTAAATATAGTTTTATGCACTATAGAGTCTTCATCATAAAAATCTTTTTCATCTATAAAATATTCAATGTCATGGAATATATCTGGATACCTTATTAATCCAGCCAATACATGTTGTTCTAGTTCGTTTGACGATATCATATTTTAATGATATCAATAAACTCCTTAAAAGTCAAGATTAATCTTCTGACGGAGGAGGCATATCTTCTTGAGATTCCATTTGAATAAGGAATTGCTCGATAGCCTTAATCAACCCCATATGCACTATTTGATTTGGGGCTTTAGAATGTATTATTGGTTCTCCTTCGCTGTTTACATAAGCTAACAAGAATCCTTTGGAGGATTCTTCTACACCTCCAGAAAGTTCATATATTTTTTCAAATATTTCTTCGGGCATTTCAAAGCGCCCTAAATTGTTTGGATCGAAATCTCTCATAAAAAGCTTTACACTATAAATCTATATTATACTTTTTAAATAAATCTTTAGATACAACATCGTCTGTGAATATTTCTACTAGAGTAATATTATTTATTTTGCAAAAATTTTCTTTATCTTTGTCTTTTCTTAATTGATGGAGATAGTTGCCTTTTGTTTGGTGAAAATAAGGCACATACTTAATGTGCTGATCTCCTTGAACTTCTACTGCAATTTTTTTATTTACATTAAAAAAATCTATTGAAAGTCTACTTCCAGGAATAGGAAATTCCTCAAGCACTACGTCATAGCGCCAAAAATCAAAAAGAAAATCTTTTACGCTTTTTTGGAATTTACTTTTGCTTTCTGCACTCCAATTAATAAAATATTTTTTAGGAGTTTTTGCTCGCTTGATCACTCCAGAGGTAGTTTTAAACTTCACTTGGATATAATTTCTTTAAAATGATTAATTAAAAATTTAACTAAGTCCGCATTTTCTTCTAAATGATTATTTAATTTAGAGTCGCCTTGTATTTTTTCGGGAAATTCAAATTTATTATCTTTTAATATATTAATAAACTCTTCTTCAACACTAATCCATGCTCCTTTTTTATTTATATAACCCCATAAATAAAGCATATCTATAATCTCTCTCTCAACCCACACTGAATTACCTCCCTGTCTTCCATATTTAATTGGGTAGTTTAATGTATAGTTTGTTTTTTCGTTGGGAGATTTTTTAACTGCGATACTTACTAGATGCCCGAGCATAGGATTTTTATCTGGACAAACTGGTTTAGCTTGATCTTCTAATATGATATCTTTTTTAAACCTAGGCTGAAATTCTAATATAAAATTTGCAAAGTGTAATAAAGCATTACCTCCAGTTGCGCTAGTTTGCCTTACTGGTGCTTTTGAGTATGGGTCTAGCTTGATGTCTGCTCTCACTTGAGATATGAATATCGCCATGTGGCCTCTTTTCGCTAAAGATATACTCATTCTTTGCATGAACTTTGCGCCAAGCAGCGCTCCTCCAGCAACTTTATGAGCATCTTCAAAAGATTTATTTAAGTCATCTTTAGTGATTAGTCCATCTAGAGAATCAAGTACAAAGCAGTATTTGTTTCCGTCGTCATTGTTTAATATTAACATCTTCATGACCTCTAAAACTGTTTCATAAACGTTACTTTCGAAAACAAAACAAGTTCCTTCTACCCATTCATCTTCAGAAAATACAAAATTTATTCCTGAGCGTAACCTCATTTCAGGACTTAACCGCCCTTCTGCTTTAATGAAGAAACCTTTACTTTTTTCTTGCGTATTTAAAAAGTTTTTCATAACTTCTAGAGATTCGGATGTTTTGCCCCCTTCATTCATTCCTACAAACCTGTGAAGCCCTGGGCCGAATCCTCCTCCAAGCTCAAAGTCCATCCTAAGACTGCCGCTTGAGACTTTATAATCTATCTCTTCTTCAAAATTATAGTGATACTCTTTATTGTTTTTAAGAAAAGATTTTAAAAATGTATTTGATTGTGTTTCTGTCATTATGATAAAAAGTTTTTAATTGTGTTTTTATTGCTTGATATAATCTTATCTTCACCAAATTTTTCGCCTAACTCAATTTTGGGAGTGACTCTAGGTTGATAATTATATTCATTATATAATGTTTTAAGTACTTTTATTCCGTGTTCTGACTTATAAAATATTAAAGAGTCTTTTTTTTCTTTAAAGTTGATTAAATTCCAGAAAGATTCATTAGGGAATAGCCTCATTAAGTCATTTAAGATTTTAAATTCACGCGCCCAAAATGCTCGTTTTTGAGTTTTAGGAATATTTACTATGTTGGCAAGAATGTCTTTTTTGTTTTTATTTTTAATCACCATATGATTATAGGTGATATTTATATAAAAGTCAAGACTAAACTATGTAATAGCAAATTGTGAGATCAGATCCAGCTCTAAAGTTTAAAAATTTACTTTGAGGTAATAAAATTGGAGTAAAAAAAGTATGGGTTGTTCTTGCTGGCATAACTAGAAAAACTACTCTAGCCGAAGCTAAGGATGATTTTGAGTCTTTATAGCATAGCTCTAAATCAGTACTATCTCCAGTAGTGCCTCCTGTAGCCCCATGAATTACGTCAGTTATTACAATTGATCTACCTTCTGGAGCTTGTATGCCTATCGTATCTCCACAAGTTGAAAAATAAGCAGATTGAATTCTTTGCCCCTCAAACTCAGTAACTTCACCAAGATTGGCTGAAGCTACTTGAGTATTAATAAGTTTTCCTGGTACTCCTTGTTTACTATATTCCATAATCAATATTACACACAAAAAATATAAAAAGTTTTATTTATTAAATAAATAATGTGTAAATTCCCTTATGAAAGAATTAGATTTTACCAAACAAATTAAAGATCAGTTATTAGCGCAACAAGGAACTGAAGAAGTTATTTCAGAAGAAGCTTGGGCTGCTGAAAAAAATAAAGGGAAAAAGTTAAATAAACCATTCAGGACTCCTGGTGGACCGAAGAAGTTTTCAGTTTATGTTAAAAATGATAAAGGTAATGTGGTAAAAGTTAATTTCGGAGATCCGAATATGTCTATAAAGCGAGATGATCCTGCAAGACGAAAAAGCTTTAGAGCTAGACATGGCTGCGACAATCCTGGACCTAAGACTAAGGCTAAATATTGGAGTTGTAAGATGTGGAGTAAGAAGAGTGTTACTAAAATGACCAAGGGGGAAGATGGTACTGAGCAAGAAATGGTAGAATTTTTAGACGAAAGCGAGGCTAGGTCTGGTCCTAAAAGCGCCGCTCAAACTCCAGCCAAACCTTCAGAGAAGAAAAAAGGTTCAAACAAAAATAAAGCTGGGAGTGCTGGAGAAAAAGGTTCAAAGATTACATTTTCAGAAAAAGTTATAAGTGGTTTAAAGCAAAAAGTTTCTGATCACAATAAAAAACATCCAAGTAAAAAAGTTACTCTTGGACAATTAAAAAAAATATATAGAAGAGGAGCTGGAGCTTTCTCTACCTCTCATCGACCTGGCATGACAAGGGGTGGATGGGCAATGGCTAGAGTCAATATGTTTTTGAAAATGAAAAGGGGTGGTAAAGTCAAAGATTCTTATCGTAAAGCTGACCAAGACGTAGCTAAAGCATCCAGCGTGTATCTTGAGGATGATGGAGATTGGGGAATCACTCAAGAAGAGCGTATAGAAGTTGATTTAGATATTAAAAAATTTGATTTACTTGATGAGTCCCAAGCTGATTTTGATGGAATTTTTAAAGAAGATATAGAAGCGGAACTCTCTAAAGAGCAAAAGAAATTACCCCCTGCTTTACAAAAAGCTATTATGAAGAAGAAAGGTGGTAAACCTGACGAAAAAAAAGATAAAGAATCTGACAAATCAAAAGATAAAAAAGAGTCTAAGAAAGAAGATTCAAAGGCTGCCGAATCCCAAGCTAAATATATTTTTGACAATCCTGGTGAAGCTATGCAAGCCGCAAAGAAACTAGGACTAAATGGAATACACGAGCAAAAACAGAATGGAAAAACTATGTTTATGCCAGGAAAAACTCATGAAGAATTACAAAAGAAAATTAAACAAGATTCTGAAGCTGGTCATGCTCCTGGACATAAAAAAGGTTTATGGGAAAATATTAGAGACAAGAAAAAAAGGATGGGCAAAAATTATAAACCAGCGAAACCTGGAGATAAAGATCGCCCATCCAAAGAAGCTTTAGAAAAAGCTAAAAGGTCGAGTAATAAATAATTAAAAATCGTCTTCTAGAGATCCACTTTGTTGGTACTCTCTAACCCTTCTCTCAAAGAAGTTGCCCATAGCTTGAACATCTACTACTTCTCCTAGCCATGGAAATGGGTTTTTGTCGCTCGGAAAGCGATAATCTAAGCCTATAGCTTCTAATCTTCTGTTGCCTATATAATGCATGTAATCTACAAACATTTCTGCATTTAATCCTAGTATTCCTGTTGGAAGTACATCATGAGCATATGCTATTTCTAACTCTACAGCTTTCTTTATATGCTCTACGAATTCATCTTGAATAGCTTTAGTCCATATTGATGGGTTCTGCTCAATTAATGTATTAATTAAATAAGTTCCGAATGCAATGTGAGAACTTTCATCTCTTAATGTATATTTTATTTGGTCAGAAACTCCTTGCAGTTTATTTTGCCTACCTAAAGCAAGTAACATTGCAAAGCCACTAAAAAAGAAAGTTCCTTCGCAGACGATCCAGTAAGTTAAGAAGTTTCTTAGTATTTCTTGTTTACCTTCTTTGTTGTGTGGGTTAAAATCTTGACGGGTAATATCGTTAGTAATACTCATTAGAAAGTCATCTTTAGCTTTTATACTAGGAATAGTTTCATACGCAGTAAAAACTTCTTCAATATCCAGATCTAAACTATCGCATATATAAACTACCGTAAGATTATGCAAGCTTTCTTCGAATGCCTGGCGCAATATGTACTGTCGGCATTCAGCGTCAGTGACAAATTTAAATGCCGAAAGAAGTAGATTATTGCCAACTAAGGACTCGCTCCCAGCAAAAAAGCCAAGACAACGCTTAACTAGAAGTTTTTCATCATCTGTAATTTCGTTATTTTTCCACTGCTGAATATCGTTTTGCATTGATATCTCTGTAGGCATCCAATTATTAGCGCAACTTTTTAAAAATAAATCCCATGCGTATTTATGTTTATGAGGTAAAATTCTATTTACCCCTGCAATATTTTTTGTTAGTAGTTCTCCTGTTTTATCTTTCATAATTTTATATATAACGATTATAGACTGAATAAAGATCAAAGTCAATATCAAATTGATTTAAAATAAATCAGGTAATTGATAACCCTTATCCTCTATGGCTTCTAAAATTTTATTCCTAAAAAATAAAGTAGATTCATTTTCATTTAAATCATATGAAAATCCAATCATTTCATTCCATGGCTCATCTTGAAAAGTAAAATTACTGCTAAGTCCCGACTTTCCGTTTTGAATGTCTTGCAGGTAAGTTTTGAATGCAGCAGTCCCTGTTACGTGGAAAGCATGACCAAAGAATAAAACACTGTTTGGTAGAGCTAGTATTTCTGCTTTTAAATTTGATACATCCTGTTGGCTTTGGGTGTTGGTGGCGCTGTTACCGTAAGGACTTGACTCATCCTGAAAGGCTAAAGATATAATAGCTTTAGCTCCTTCAAAATCGTCACCCACTCCTACCCCTAAACCCGTCCCTTTACTATTTCTTATATATTCCCAATGCCTTTCTGATGGATCTTCTATAAATCGTACTTTTGCGTCGTATTCGTCTCTTCCATTTGTTGCAGGGTTAGTATTACCTTCAAATTCTGTTCCTCCTGTGGCATAATAATCTTGTAGGACTGCCCTAACTGACTCTGGGCTTCTTTCTGTAGTGCTACCTTGCTTAAAGTAACCACCAGAAAGAGCTGCTCTTATTTGCGGTTCAGCTCCAGACATAGATCCTGAGGTATCAAAGGTTACTAAAATAAAAGTATCTCTGTTAAACAATACAAGGGGAGATTTTCGTATGGCTATTCTGAACCCTAATGAACGACTCTTTGCGTTTTTTAGAGCTTTCGATCTATATGCGAATTTTAATGCGTCTGCTCCATCGTTCCACGCGCCTCCTTTAATTATTCTTTCGTCTGAATTCGCAAAAGAGAATGGATCTATAGCTACTCCATAAGGATAATCATTTGGATCTTTAGTAGATGTCCCAGGGTATTGCATTTGAAATGGATCTAATACCCATTCAGATACATTACCGTGAATATCAAGAAGTCCTAGAGGATTTGGGGCAAAAGTGCTTACATCGACCGTTTTGTTAGTATCACTCCCATCGTTTTGACCACCGTCCCAATTATAATTAGCTTTCGATGAATCAATTGTATCTCCCCAGTAGTATCCAGAGTTAACTCCTCCTCTGCCTGCAAATTCCCACTCAGCTTCTGAGGGTAGACTAAAGCTCCACCCTATTGGTAGAATGTCTAAATATTCAGTATTTAGTATAGTGAAGAAATCTTGAACATTATCCCATGAGACTTGCTCAACTGGTAAATTGGGCCCAGTATACTGACTTGGGTTCGTGCTTAAACCTAAGTTGTTGTTGCGAGTTATTAGTTCATATTGAGATTGAGTTACTTCCGTTTTAGCTATATAAAACTCTTCTGTTATTAAAACTTCTTGAGTGGTTTCCGAACCCAAGCAATCTATACAATCCGTGCTTACGTTAGCCTCGAAGCTTCCCGTTTCCACTAAAACAAATTCGACGTCTAGCCCTGCGTAACTCCCATCTTTCGCTGATAAATCAATAATAAAATCATCAAAAATAATTTCATTACTATCTTCTGTTTTAGGAGATGAGCCATCTGATGGATATATTGATCCATTTTTAAAATATAATGTATCTAATTTTGTATTGTTAAATTTTGTTGCGCCTATAAACTTTCCATAATACCAGCTGGAATAAAAATTATTATCAGGATTAATTATTACTTGATTTACAGATTTAATTATAAAAGCATTATATAAATAACTTATTCCGTTCTCTGTTGTTATTTCATTGAAATACCAAGCTATAAATCTATTTACAAAAGTTTCATTGTTTGTATCATTGATTTCAATTATTGGTGGCTTATTAGATTGAGAATAGTTCACAGCTTCAAACTCTGCGACACTACTACCATCAATAGCAATTGCATTGTAAATTGTAGAGCTTGATGTATCAAGAGAAATATTTAAGCCTGGATATTGAATTTCTTCAATTAGTTCTATAGGCTGATTAGCTGAAGTTCCATTTACATAAGTAACTCTTACCCTTATTTTATCACCTTCTTGAATCTCGTTTTGAGTAAAATAATCTACCAATGAATTTGCATTGACTATATCATTATAAACCTCATATGTTTGAGTTAGGTTATATACTTGAACTCTTGAACCTGGTGTAATATTAGATATTGTATATTCTAAGTTTATATTGCATGCCAAGCCCCAGTCTGGCGCTCTGAATGTGACGTATTCTGAGGGGGGCGATGTATTGTAATCAATAAGTACGACTTCTTTAGTGATTGCGCTCATTCCGTACACAAAACGAGATGGCTCGCTTGTTCCTTCTGTACACCAATGGGATATGTCTATTGCGTGTAATAGAACCTCGTTTATTGAGCCTACTGAGCCTACGAAGCCGTTTGTTGCTGCTGAAGGATAAGTTCTGTAATTCGTAAAAGAGTGGTAAAGGTAAAACTGGAACATATTACTTAATCTGTAAGTTCCATAAGACTCTAATTTTCTTACGTCAAAATTGATTTCATTTATACCTTTAATTCCTTTTACTGCTATATCAGAGAACATATAACGCCAATCTTGCTGGATGTTGTTTTGCCTAAACCCTCCCATATCTAGCGGAGTAACATCTAATATGTAATCTTGGTTTGAGAGGTCTGTTAAATCATCATCAAAAAAGAAGACAGGCCCGAACGCCCTGTAATTATATTCACTTTCATTATCTAAAAAGTCTTGGCGTGATGTATAGTTTGGGTCTACTATTGAATTATAATCACTTTGGTTTTCATTTAGAGATGTTAATCTTCCATGTATGGGTCGGTGATTAAATGATAGTCGTGGAAATCTTCTATCAAATAAATTAGATAGACTTGTAAGATCAGAGGTATCTCCTAGGCATATGTTGCGTATGAACAAATTAATTTTATCAAACATTTCTTTAATATTATTGAAATAAAAAGCTTCATTAGGGCTATATTTGGTCTGATCCCCATTAAAAGCATAAGATATATTGAATAAATTAGTATCAGCACTGGTTTTAAATAAATGACGAGAAGTCGGCATCGTTATAATATTAACATGAGTCATTCTAAATATTTCACCAATGTTTACAACTTTTTTAAAATTTAAAAAAGATAGATCTACTGAGTTAGGTACTGTTGTTAGCGAGCTAAGATCCTTTATGTATGAGAAGGTTCCAACCATTGAACGAACGTTAGATGTATCCATGCTTGAAAGAACTAGGGGGTTTAGGCTTAAGTCCCAGCGGGCAAATGTGTATGTAAGATCAAAAGCATTATTTGTATTTAATGTAGATAAATCTAAGTTTTCAAGCATCGCTTCCCCAAAAGCGGAAGTAAAAATTAAAGCTGAGCTGGTGTCGATTTTTGAAAAATCGGTCAGATTAGTTTTTATTGCGCCTCCAGAAACGTACGAAGAACGATTAAACTCACTAGGTTTTAACGCCCAATTTTCATTAAAGTTTCTACAACATGCTGAGCTAAATAATCCAGATATATCTCTAGTTGCCGATAAGCTTTCTAAGAATTCATTGGAAATATTTAATTCATTTACTCTAATCCTAAAAAACAGTTCTTTGCAAGATGGTGATAAAGCTATAACAAAGTCGCCATAAAGGGGGTTATTAGAAGTTGTAGAATTCGTAGGATCCCAGTTCGAATTATTAACAAAATCTAAAATTTCATTTTCGCTATAAAATAATTTTGAACTTTTTGTCTCCATTATATCTTTCATAAGTGATGCAGTGCCACTGGAAAGATCCACATTAGCGAATTTTTTGGAATGATTATTTATTTTAAAATTTTCGGGTATGGTTAAAGTATTAATAGTTAACCCTTTGAACATGCCAGTTATGCCACCAGAAAGGCCATTGTTGTAATTAGTATAAAAAGGATAAAGGGGGGAGGAAAGCGAATACGCTAACGAAGGAGTTGGATCGATTTCATAAGCTTTTTCATATTCCTGAAACATTTGGTCCATGTAGTCAAATGGGTGGTCTGAATCATTGATTTTTTCAAAATAAAAATAATTATTAAGAGCTTTATGTTTTAGGAATAGCGAAACGTATGAATAAGCATTCACAAGATCTGGGTTCCAGTGTCTTGAATTACCTAATAGCTGTGGTAAGTATTTATCTTCAAAAAGTCCGCGGTATCTGGTACTTACCAAATGACTTGTGCTACGAGTATTGTAGGGAGATCTATCTGCTTGGTAAGCGTTAGAGATATCAAAGCTTGTTAAGTCTAAGGAATCCAATCCTTCCGAGTAATCCCATTTTCTATCTATATACATAGTGTATTCTTCTTGCGTAGGCATCGTTAACTGAGCTTCTCTGTAAAAATTATCTCTTAAAAAATCTAAAACTATGTAAAGAAATCCATCCTTCTCATAATAATAACTGTTAAGACTTCCATAGTAAAGCGAATACCAATTTCCGTAAACTTGATTTCGGTAAAATTGAAAATCGATTGCAGAACTTGGGGGTATTATATTACCAGACTCATCTCTTACGTAATTATTAAGTAAGTAGGCATTAACTCCTTCGGCGTAATCAAGGTCAGGCTGCTCAGTTGATACTGTACCAGCACTACCTGGAGGGCCGTATTCTTCATAAATAAATTCCCATGCAGGATAAGCTGCACCCACGTTTTGAAACATATAATTAAAACTGATTCCTGAAGTAGTTGAGAAATTATTTAAGTTTAATTCATTAATTGAGTTACATTCTTCAAATGCATTATTGAAAAGTAAACATTTTTCTGGATTTAGTTTAGAAAAATTAATCACTTCAATAGAGTGGCAATTTGCGAAAACATGAGCCATCGTGTATAGATTATTGCCTATCCAGTTTTCAGTATTTACAGATTGAAGTAAAAAACAGTTATAAAACATAAATGAAATATCAGATGTTGTATTACCTTCACTCAAAAATGTATCATCGAAAAATATATACTTAATATGGTAGCAATTTCTCGCAAAATTATTTGTAGTCTGTAAAGTGTTAAAATCGAAGCCCCTTAAATCTATGAAGTCTCTTAATCTCCTACAATCAAAAAAAGAACTTGAAATGTTGTTGATTTTGTTTTTAAAATTTGGATTCTTTAAAAAAACGACATTCTCAATATTTTGACTGTTGTAAAATATGCCACCTAAACTAATTTCAGAATCTATTTCTCTATCATTAAAATTAAGGAAAAAAGATTTGTGTTCTGGAACAAAAGAATATGTGTCATTTTCTGCGAAAAATGGCGCTAGCGAATCATAATAAACTGATAGCGCAGTATTAATACTATTATCTGTAATAGTTGATGGAATTTCATCATCACTTAATATCGTATCGGCATCGGCTTCTACAGTCCATCCAACTATATTATTTGTTTGACCAGCATTAATAGCTGAATAAATACGTTTTGTTGAAGCTAGACTTTCAATCCCAAGCGAGCTGTAGAATAAAGATGTTGCAGTATTTTTAATGGGCAGATCTGAGGGGTCGCTAAGGTTAAAGAATATATAAATAAGCTCTTCTATTTCTTGAATTGTTTCAATGGGAAACATTTCGGTATTTTCTATATAGTATGTTCGACTTCCATATATTGCGAAACTTCTTTTCAAAGATTCAAGTGCGTCTACAAAATCAGATACAAAATCTTTAAAAACATTGAAAAACATTCTATCCATACGAACTGCGCTTTTATAATTGAATGCCAGAGAATCAAATATTTTATCTTCAATTATGCCAAAAACATCATCTGGTGATGAAGCTGTAGAGTTGTAGACGAGCTTGCCGCCAAAATGATTTAACATCAGGCAACTTTGGAACATTGAACTAAAATCTCTACATTCTCTAGTATCAAAGAAGCCATTAACATTGTAAATTTGTATTTCTCTTTCTTTTCTAGTTCGAACTACTGCATCAGATGACTGTATTGATATTGTGTTGTCTCCTGAGTAATCCATATCTACCGAAACTTCTTTTGTGGAAGAAATTATGTGAGATTCTGAATGTTGCTCGACCCATTCACTATTAATTTCTTTAAAAATTCTAAAGTTTCTTTTATTTATTCCTCCAGTAATTATTATGTTTCCGACCTTGTTGATAGAAACTAAACCTTCTTTAGCTAATGACTCGTGCCCATTTATGGTGGTGCCTACTTGAGTCCATTCAGTGCCGTTGTAATCAAAAATTTTAACTAAGCCAGAGTCTTCTCCAACCTCTGTATTGCTATGAGTAGCGCCGACAATAACCCTGTTACCATTAAAATTTATGTCATTGTACCCAAACCTATTATCGTCTGCATCTGTGTAAGATTTTACAATATCAGATCTGTCTTGAGGTCTTAAAAACTGATCTAGTTCAATACCTGAGTTTGTTTCACTATCATAAGGAACTGTAATTCTGGCAGAGATATTTTCAACTGAATTATTGATCCAATTTACAAATTGTTCAACATAGGGGCCTTGACCTTCTCCAGAATAAGTAGAATTGTATGTTCCTTGCAATGTTCCAGGAGGAGATCGGTTTTCAAACGATGTCGCTGCTGTAGTTGTCGCGCTAAATCCACTCTGATTATTTATAAAATTAACCAAACTTATCACAGAGGGATCTGTGCCCATGCTTAAATACGTTGAACCTCCACCTGTAGTCCAGACTCTAAAAGTCTGATTAGATGAAAACCTTGGGTATGTTAGGGTTACTGTATTATTGTCAATATCATGATCGAAGGTTGCTGGGGTTCCAGCTGCAGTAAATGTTAATGTGAAAGTGGTGTTTACGTTCAGTCCAGCCCCAGAAACTGTAATGGCACCTCCACGCTGATAGACATAATTTGGTCCCCACCATTGTGGGCCGCTCTCTCTTCTTTGAACAGGTATTGTAAAGAAAAAGTCTTCATTAACATCTGCCGCAGAAAAATCTAAATTGATTGCTAAATCTAATCCTCCGTTACTTAAGACTGCCTCACTTGCATTTTGATAAAAATTCAAAGAAAAATTTTCTACATTTAAATATTCTTCTGTTAAGTCTAATTCAATGACTCTCGCTGGATCTGCGTAAGCTCCGCCGTCAGTTGTAGCAATATTAGCAACTGTTTTTGTTAATATAGGACTAGTGTCAGGGCCTACTATTGTTGAACCTAATTTAATCCAAGCTCCTGAATTAAATTCAAACACCTCAACTCTGCCAACATTATTAGCTGTATCTGTATTATATTCTGGATCTCCTATTGATATAATACTACCATTATGATTTAAATTTATTGATTGCCCAGCGGATATAGTTTCACCTAACTGCACCCAGTTTGAATCTTCGAGAGAAAAGATTTTTGTGCCTTTAGCAAGGGTGATGGGCGAAATGTAGGCTGTCTGCCCTGATTCACTTTGCTCTAATCCTGAGTTATTTAAGTTTACGGTGCTGGATGCTTCTGCGCTAATGCCTGGCTGAAGGTTGAGCCAGTTTATTATATCGATTATGTAAGGGTAGTAGACGCCATAGTTATTATATGGGAAGTTTAAAGTTAAGGTAGTGTCATTTTGCGTTATTGTTGGATCTGTTTCGGGCGCAGAAAATTCAATAACAAAGGTTGTGTATGAAGAATATGTCTCGGATAAATATATAGTTAAAAATCCGCCTGGTTGATTGGTGAATGTTAGCACTTGAAATTCGACTTGGTGCGATGCGTTTCGAGTTAATGGATCTCCCTCTGTGGATATTGCAACTATATTACCATCTTTACTTATCGATACATCTGCTCCGAAAGTATCATTTAAACTTTCTTCAGATACTATAGTGTCGCCTAACTGACCCCAGGAACCGCCGCTCCATTCGAATATTTGCGCATAACCTGCGCCTGCTGAGCTAGGTTCTGGAAAATCTGATATAATAATTCTATCTCCACTTTCATCAATTTCAATAGCATGACCAAATTTATTATAAGAATTTGACGGAGGGCTGATTGTTTCTCCTTTTTGATCCCATTGATTTAATGATTCATTGTATTGAAAAACCTTAACTTCTGATCCTCCAATCGACTCTGCATAGACATCTCCTTTGCCATTTATTTTAACATTACCTTTACTAGAGCCAAAAGAGCCGACAAAGTTAATAGATTCTGCGGGCACTTCAGCTTTATTTTCCCAGTACTGTTGTATGTTGTATCGATCCGTAGCTATAATTTCATTTCTATAATTGTTGGTGTGGTATTCTAAGCCTATTCTAATTTCCCTTAATTTTTCACAATTGCCAAATGTATATGAAAAGTCCTTGACTTTATTCGTAGATAAACCTGTAAAAACTAATTTTTGAATTTGACCACAATTATAAAAGGCGTATTTTAAGCTAAGTAAGTTTTTAGTATTGCAAGTTTGCAAATGAAGATTATTTTCAATAAGCCAATCAACTTCTTCAGATTCAGTCATGCCGTCAAACTCTCCGTCTGCTTTTTTGGATAAATATACAATTTTAGGATTATTTTCTGAGTGAGTGGCGAAACCTTCAATCTTCGAAACGCCCAGACATCCATAAGCAAAATTACTTAAATCTAATATATTAGTAAATCGAGGTATTGATATGTTTGTAATTGATTTACAGTTACTAAATGCAGCTGATCCATTTACGCAATAATCAAGATTGAAAAATGAGAACCCATCTATGAATGATTTATGGTTTTCAAATTGAGCATACTTTCCTTCTAGTGTTTTTAGTCCTAAATTTTCTAAAAAATAACAATTACTAAACATATTAGTAATGCTATAAGCTAAACTTTCACTAGGTTTAATCGGGGTAGCGTCAGGTAGTTCTATAAATCTTAAAAATTCTGAGTTGTAGAAAAAATAACTTAAATCAAATTTTCTGGTGAAATTTAAATTTTTGATTTTAATCTTTTCAACCTTAGTGTTATAAAACATATTTCTTGATGCGCAACACAGGTCTAATTCAAAGCAGTTTAAATTAAGTTCTGTATTTAGGAGGCAATCTATATTTCCTAATTCTTGATACTCGTTATTTATTGAATTTCGTATATATCTAACGAATCTACCATGTTGAGAGCTCATGAATGCTACTCTATAATCTGTGCCGTTTTTATTTTTAGTAGGATAATCAATTACTTCTTCAATCCTATATTGTTGATTTAAGTTGGTGGAAAATCGGTCTTGGGATGATATTAAAATGTTTTGAAAACAAGATCGAGCGCTTCTTATTTTTTTTGTATAAAAAGTTGAATTCATTATCCCGCTAAAATAAGTTATGTACGAATCATTCGGCAGGAATGAGTCAGGATTTACGTCATCAAATTCACTAGAGGAGCCATAATGTCTAGGCATATCTATAGAGTCGATGTCTTGAGAAGAAAATAATAATCCGCCTTCGTAGAATTCAGCGTTTTCGAACATTGAATCAATTTTTTGTAAATTCCAAGTGTTCCAAGACGAGAGATTCAGATCGTTAGATCCTGTAAAACGAGAAGATCGGAAGCAATTTGTTGCAACAATTAAATTTTCAAAAGATAATGAATTTAAGAAATTTTTAATACTATTATTTATGCTTTCATTATTAGTGTTTATGTAACTAAATGCCTCGAATAAAGTAATTACGTTTTTTGTATTAAAGTTTATTTTTTCAATTTCATTACAAGAACCTGCTGCACGTAAAAAGTATCGCAAGCTGATTAATTGATCTGTTTCGCAGTCTAATGTTAATTTATTTATATTAGTTTGTAAGCCTGGACCGCCAAATGATAAATGCTGTAAGAAGGATTTTTCGTCGGCTTTTACTTTGATGTCAGGAGCCGTCGCTGAGTATGAAGATATTATTGTGAGCCCAACCGTTTTAAGCCTAATCTTGCACGGTTTATTACGTTGATTGTAGGATGTATTGATCCTGATTTTATAATGGGCATTACGTCCAATATCAAAATCTGGAGGGTCTACTGAGTATGGGTTTCCGTCTGCAATATATTTTAAATTGTCCACAACCTTTTTACAGGCAGAGAGTTCAGGGTTTTCAATTATTGATGAATCAAAATAGGTGGAGATTGGGGCCTGATCCGCAGTAAATTTATTGTTGAGTAAATGAGTAGTGAGTTCTGTTGGTTTTGTAAAATCAGCAGCTGACGGAGTTGTGTCGCTTTCATTAAAAAGATCAATAACCCCTGAATAATATTGATCGTAACTGGTGGGGTTTGTTTCTGTCGATTTATTATTTAGCGTCTCGCTGTCTATATAAGAATGTTCTGGATTTAGCGAGGTTGTTGGGTTTAGTGCGGTTTTATAAGTTAGAGTTTCATCATAGAAAAAATCTGAAAGAGAGTGCGTTTCCTCACTTTTATCTATAGTACTATACTGTTGGAGTACTTGTAACCCATTTGAGTTGAAAAGCGAACTTGTTTTAATCTCAAAAATATCTGATTCTCCCTCTGACTCAAATTCTATCCATGCAGAGTTTGGCAGAAGGATAGTCTCAATATCAAGGTAGTTATTATATGTTGGGATGAATTCTATCTCTGTGTGTCCTTCTAGATCAACTATTTCAACCGTATGCGTTGTTGATGTTATGTTATCCTGGTAGTCTGTTGCTGAAATCGTAAAACTAAAGGTAGTCTCTCCATCTGGGATGTCTTCTGCTAATTCAATATTACCTAAAGAGTCGATAGAAACGCTGGCGCTTGAGCTTGAAAAAATTGACCAATCTACAGGTTCGGTTGTTGATACTCGACCTAAGTTTTTCCCTGCTGATTTATTTTCTGAAGAAACATATTTAACGAGATTAGAGTCATTAATGATTGCGATAATATTGTCTATTTGGACATAACTTATGAAGCTAATTGTTTCGCTTAGATCTGAGTCTTTATCTTCAACCAGTATTGTAAATGTATATGAATCTATTTCTCTGTCCGCTGGAGATGTTAATGCAATGTAGCCGTCTTCATTTATAGTGAAATCTTCGCTGTCTACGATTGAAAAAATTGGATTTTGCAAATCACATTTAAGTCTGCCGAGAGATGTAGAGCCTTCGCCTATAGTTTGCTTTAATTCTGAAAGATCAAAAAGCATTGAAGGATTATCATCATCATATATATAATCTACTGGATACCCAGGATGTATTGCGTTATACTTGCATGAAAAATATTCCAAAATTTTAGGATCTGAATAATTTTTATTTAAAATCAACTCAGATAATAATCCATTAAATGTTATTAGTTCATTGTTGAAGTCGTAATAGAATTTACCTAAAGACAGTGGAGTCTTAGCAAAATTGGTTTGTAGACCTGTTTTAGTTAAAGCTCTTGGAGCAGATGATAACCTTGAGTTGTTTATTGTTAAGAATAATTTTTCTTTATGAACATTCCATTCAAGAGAAACCACGTTAGTGTTTCTTATAAAGTTGCCTTCTTTGAGAATTAATTCTTCTCCGTTAATTAGGAGTTTTAACTCACCAAGGTAATTTTGGTCTGGAGTATCTTTCCATAGTATCGATAATCCTTCAGACTCAGAATTTGAAAAATCGACGATAGGAGCAAAGTCATTGTTGTTTCCTAAGCTTTGAAA